GGAGTGGTTCGACGAGCACGAGGCGGTGACCGACGACGAGGCCGCCACGGCGAAGGTCACGATCGCGCTCCACAAGATGGGGCGGATCATCTCCTTCTCGAACGAGCTCATCCAGGACGCGGCCGCGGTCGTGAACCTGGCCCAGCTCGCGGCCAACCGCTTCGGCCTGGCCATCGCGAAGAAGATCGACGAGGTGTGGCTCCAGGGCGACAACGCCAAGGGGATCGACGGCCTCGTGGACGAGATCGACGCGGGGAACGAGGTCGAGGCCGGCACCGACTACGACGGGGCGGACCTCGCGAGCGTGGTCGGCAAGATCGACAGCCGCGCCATGAACACCGCCTGGGTGTGCAGCTCGGCCGGCTGGGAGCACATCATGAAGAGCTCGGTCGTCTCGCAATCGACGACGATCGGCGACCGGGTCTTGCCGGTCGTGATGGGCGCCCCGGTCTACAAGTGCCTCGGCCTGCCGGCCGGGACGCTCGCCCTGTACGGCGACTTCTCCATGGCGACCGCGGTCGCCGTGAAGAGCAACGGCCTGGTGATCTCGGCCTCCGAGCACGCCGGCTTCTCGACGGACGCCGTGAAGTACCGCGGCCTCCAGCGGGTCGGCATCGCCAACCACGACGCAACTTTCGTGGCGAAGCTGGTCGAGGCCGGCAGCTGAACGTGACCAACGCGCGAGGCCCGGCGGGTGGCAGGGATGCCGCCCGCCGGGCTATGGCGTTCCCGGAGGGTGACATGGCCGACCAGCACCCGATCCGCCTCCTGCGGGCCTACCGGGGCTACCGGGCCGGGTCCGTGATCGACGCCACGGCTGGACTGGCGGACCGGCTCGTCCATGATGGCGTCGCGGTCCGCGAGCCGTCGCGGCCGCTGCTCGACCAGGCCCGGGACGGGGCGGTCGAGCGAGCCGTGGCCACGATCCAGCCGGAGGTCCGATGATCCGCCCCGACACGCTCCGGGTCCTGACGCCGCCGGCGTCCGAGCCGATCAGCCTCGAGGAGGCGAAGCGGCAGATCGGGCTCATGGAGGACCAGGCCGAACACGACGACCTGCTCGCCGGCCAGATCGCGACGGCCCGCCGGCTCGTCGAACAGCGGCTCGGGATCGCGATCCTGGCCACCGAGTACCGCGCGACCTGGCGGTCGGCCCCGGCGATCCTGCGGCTGCCGGCCCCGCCGCTGCTGACGGGCAGTGCCTATCCCCTGACCGTGACGTCCGACGGCGAGGAACTGGCCGAGGGGGACGACTACGAGATCGACCTCGACGCGGTGCCGGCCGAGATCGAGTTGTCGGCCGGGGCCGGGACGAAAGTGGTCGTGACCTACTGGGCCGGCGTCGAGCCGGGGGACGCGATCGATCCGCTGCTGCGGTCGGCGATGCTCGCCTACGTCGATCACCAGTTCAACAACCGCGGGGTCCTGGCGAGCGAATCCTCGACCGAGCTGCCGCAGGCATTCGAGACCCTGCTCGCGGCCAGCTCATGGAGCGGGGGGTGGTGACATGGCCCGCCTGCCGTCCGGACTACTGACCGAGGTCTTCGAGATCCAGGAGCCGGTCTCGACCCGCAACGCCGCGGGCGAAAGCGTCACGACCTGGGAGGCCGTGCGACAGGTCTACGGCGCCTACGAGGCCGTCAGCTATTCCGAGCAGGCCCGCCGCGGGCAGATCGGCGGCAACCTCCAGGCGACGGTCCGGATCCGCTACGTCGCCGGCGTCACGGGCAGCATGCGGCTCCGGTGGGTCTCGCGGGACGACCGGATCCTCATGGTCGCCGGCGTCGTGGAACGCGGCCGCCGCGAGGAGCTCGAGCTCACCGTCGAGGAGCAGGCGACGTGATCGCGCTCAACTGGTTTACCGTGAACGGCCAGATCGGCAGCATGGTCCAGCGGTTCGCCGAACTGCCGCGGCACATCGCGAAAAAGCATATGCGGGCCGCGGTCCGGAGGGCGATCAAGGAAGGCGTCCCAGTGCTGCGGAAGCTGACGCCGAAAGGGCTGCCACGGAACACGCGGGCCGCTGTGAAGCGAGACGCAGGCGGCCGGTTCTTGCAGGGCAGCGGCAAGAAAATGCGAATCCGCGGCGGAGCGCTGCGGCGGTCCGTGACCACGAAGGCGAAATACATCGGCCGCAATCGCGACGGCGTGGTCTACGGGGTGGTCGGCTATAGGGCCGGCACGGAAAGCCGAAAAGCGATCTGGCTGGAGTTCGGCACGTCACGGATCAAGCCGCGCGAGATCATGCAGAAGTTTCGCCAGCAGTACGGCGGCCCGGCGGCGAAGACGCTCGCCCGAGAAATGAGGAAGGCCCTCGCGGCCGCGGCCCGCGAGCTTGCCAGCGGCAAAAACTCCAACCCGAACTACCGGAGGACGTGATGGGCTCCCCGCACGTTTGGCTGAAAGCCGCGATCGAGGACGCCGTCGGCAGCGACGGCGTCACCGCGTGGCCGGTCGAGATGACCGGCGGCGGTGAGCCCCCCTACGCGGTCTACACCCGCCAGAGCACGATCCGGGAACTGCTCCTGCCGGACGCCCTGGACGAGATCCCGGTGGCCGACGCCCTGTTCCCGGTGGCCACGTTCCAGGTCGTGGTCTTCGCCGACAGCTACGTCCAGGCCTGGGAGATCGCCGACGCGATCACGGCGGCCGTCCACAAGTTCGCCGGGACGGCCGAAGGCGAGACAATCCAGACCGCCCTTGTGACGGACGTTTCGGACGGCGACAGCGGATTCCTCGAGGGGCGAGAGCAACCCACGTTCACGGTCGAGATCACGGTCGAGATCACCTATCAGGAGTGACCAATGCCAGACTTCGTCACGTCGCACGGCACGACGTTCACCTTCGACGGCAACACGTACAAGTGTATGGACGTGAGCCACGAGAAGAGTGCCCCGTCCCGGGAGCGGCTCGATATGACCACGCTCGACGTGGCCCACGGCGAGGAGGCCGTGATGCTCCTGGCCCCGATCGTGCCGAAGCGCGACCCGCGGAAGTTCACGATCGCCTACCGCTCGCTCGACAACACGGTCGAGATCGAGGAGGGCACCGTGGGCGAGCTCGACACGGCCGACGGCAGCGGCACCTACCGCGTCACGGCGGCCGGCGTGAGCCGGAAGACCAACGCCTACGTCGAAGGGTCGGCCACGTTCGAGGAGCAGATGGATGACGAGGACCAGGGCGGCGGCTCCTGATAGGAGGGACCGCCCGTGCCCGGATTCTTTTCATCTCACGGCACCGCGGAGGAACCTACCTCCGTGGAGTTCGGCGGCGTGCCGATCGGCTACCTGACCGGCTTCGACTGGGAGGCCAAGGCCGGCGAGGTCCACGAGACGACGAACGTGACGAGCCCCGTGATCGGCGAGGGCGCGAACGCCCGCGTCCAGCGGCAGTACGACTGTACGAGCGTCGAGCCGATCACGCTGAACATCACGTTCAAGGGACCGCCGTCGTTCACCCAGGACGACCGTGGACTCAAAGCGAATCTCGTGTTTACTGCCCCCGGAGCGTCGTTTTCCGGCGAGGCGATTCTCCAGTCCTTCGCCCACTCTGGCCGCGTGAACCAGTGGAGCGAGGGCACGGCGTCGTTTCAGCTCACCGGCGTGGAGGGATCATGAGCCTGTCGTTCGATGAACTGCTGGACCTGGCCGCGATCAAGGGCGGGCCGCTGGAGCTCGAGGTCCAGAGTCTGGGCGGGAAGAAGGTGTTCGTCCGCAATCCGTCGAGCGCGGACGTGGACGCGTGGCGGATGCACTGCAACCGCCACCAGGGCGGCGACGCTCCGCTGGCCGCCCGGCTGGTGCAGCTCATGCTGTGCGACGAGCACGGCCGGCGGACCGTGCCGCAGACGGCCGAGGCCCTCGAATCGCTCGCCGCGAGCAACCCGCGGGTGATCGACGAGATCGCCAAGTTCTGCCTGCCGCTGTGCCAGGAGCCCACGGAGGAGGCGATCGACGACGAAAAAAAAGACTGAGGGGCGACCCGTGGGAACTGTTCACCTACCGCCTATGCCTCCAGCTCGGCATCGCGGACGTGGAGAAGTTCAAGGCGAGGATCTCCCGGCGACAGATACGGCGATGGATGGCGTTCTATTTGATCGAGCCGTGGGGCCAGCCGTGGCTCCAGGCCGGCAGGATGACGAGTCTGATCCGGTCGGCGTTCACCGGGAGATTTGACCGGCACGACGAGGAGCGGTTCCTCATCACCTACAAGGCTGGAGACGAGTACCGGGCGAAGGTCCACCGCACGGACGCGGAGATCGCGGAGCAACTGGCGAGCCTGCCCGGTCTGAAGAAACGGAGTTCGACATGTCGGTCATCGGCAAGGTCTCGGCCGTCTTCACGGCCAACTCGTCCGGCCTCGTCACCGGGGTCAACCAGGCCGCCGCGTCGATGCGGCGGATGGAGTCGGGGGTCTCGTCGCTGGCGGGCGGGATGCGGACGCTCGTCGCGATCCAGGGGGCCCAGTTCTTCGGCGGGATCGTCTCGGCCGCCGGCGGCTACGTCCGCTCGCTCGTCTCGATGGGGCAGGCCCAGGCCGAGGTGATCGACACCCAATCGAAGTTGGCCGCCCGGCTGGGCATGACCTATGGGGAGTTCGCCGGGCTGGCCCTCGCCGGCGACCTGGCCGGCGTGGGCATGGACAAGATCGCCATGGCAGCGACGAAGGCCGACGTCGCCTTCGTCAAGGCCCAGCGGGGCAGCAAGACCGCCCAGGCCGGGTTCGCCAATCTGGGCTTGTCGCTGGCCGACCTGTCCGGGATGTCGGCCGCGGAGCGGTTCAAGGCGATCTCGTCGGCCATCGCCGAGCTGCCGACGGAGGCCCAGCGGTCGGCGGCCGCGGTGCAGATGTTCGGCCGCGCCGGGGCCGAGCTGCTGCCGCTGTTCGCCGGCGGAGCCGAGGGGATTGCGGAGGCAGCGGCAGAAGCCGAGCGGCTTGTCGCCTCACTCACGACCGCCCAGGGGCAGGACGTGGAGGCGATGAATGACTCATTCACCAAAAGCGCAGAGGTCATAAAGCGAATCGTCCAACAAGTCGTCGCCTACCTCGCGCCGGCGATCAAGTCCGTGTCGGATCAGTTTCGCGACCTCGTCGGCTCGATCGGCGGGGCGAACATCGGCCAAACTATCGGGGACGGGATCCTCCAGGGGGCGCGGTTCCTGGCCGGCGTGGGCGACTACATCATCGCGAACTTCGGGAGCGTGTTCGAGTATTTCTCCGCAGTCGGCGAGCAGTGGGGCGCGGTGGCCGACTTCATGAACCGCGCGGCGAACTTCATGTCGGGCGTGTTCAACGCGGCCCAGGCTGGGCTGGGCACGGTGGTCCTCGGGTTCGGGGCGGTCGTCGAGGGGATCGCGCGGCTCCTCCGTGCCAGCGGGCGATTCGTTGGCATCGACACATCCGGGCTCGACGCCTACGTCAAAGGGGCCAAGTCCTTCAACGCCGAGATCATGAAGGGAATGGACCAGAACATCGCCGACTCGAAGGCCGGATTCTCGGCCGCCTTCGCCGAGAACGCGACGCCGGTCGGGGCCGCGATCGCCGGCCCGCTCACGACCGCATTCGACAACGCCCGCGCCCAGGCCAAAACGTCCGCCGCCCAGATCCAGGAGTCGGGCAAGGGAGCGGCCGCCGAGATGGCGACGGCGGTCGCGGAGGCGATCGAGCCGCAGGCCGTAAAGGGCATCGACAGCCGGTCGAGCGAGGGCGTGGCCGAGATGTTCCGTTTGATGCGCGGCGGCGACACGGTGCAGGAGCGGATCGCGACGGCCACGGAGAAGGTCGCCGAGAACACCAGCAGGATGAACGAACCCGACTCGGAAATGGACTTCTAAGCCATGGCATGGGTGAGCTACGAGCGAGTGATCGAGGGGACCTCGATCTCGGGGAAGTTCGGCGAAAGCCTGCGCATCCCCGAGCGATGGCAGATCCGGGTGGACGACCCGGCCACGAGCAAGCTCGACATTCTCGTGGGGGTCTCGACGGAGATCGGCGTTACCTGGGGCTCGCCCCACTGGGACATCCCGCAGCTCCTCGCGATGGAGTTCGACCTCTCGCCGGTGGGCCGCGACGGCATGCGGTGGGTCCTGACCGTCCAGTATTACACCCCGCAGAATGGCAAGGCCCCGACCGAGAACGGGATCCCCGAGGACTCCTGGGAGCGCGGCGGCGGCGTGACCACGGTCCCGGCGTTCGAGGACTACGAAGGCGACATGATCACCAACTCCGCGGGCGATCCGCTGGAGGGCCTGCAACGCGAGCGTGCGGAGCGGTCGTGGTCGCACGTCAAACACTACACCGACGACGCCAACCTCGAGGCCGACATCTCCGCGGCCGACGGCAGGGTCAACGAGAACGCGTGGGCCGACGGCGACCCGAAGACCTGGAAGGCGTATTTCAAGGGCGCGAAGCGGGTCTCGACGACGCGGCTCGACGGCACCGAGGACGGCGGCCTGCTCGAATACATCGAGGCCCAGTGGGAGTTCCGTTACGACCCGCTGACATGGAAGCTCATGCCGTGGGACGTGGGCTTCATGCAGCTCGACGGGTCGGGCGACAAGAAGACGATCACGACCGACGACGGGAAGGCCGTGAAGCAACCGGTCGGCCTCGACAGCGGCGGCACCGCCCTGCCGCCGGGCACCGCCCCGAACGTGATCCGCAACGGGGACGGCGCCGACGTGTACGGCCTGGCTGACTTCGACGAGATCTTCGGCACGCCACACCTCATGCCCGAGGGCAGCTCCTGATGGCCGGCGTGAAGTTCACCGAGTCGGCCGCGCGGCGGATCGCCGCCGCGACGCTGGCCGTCGAGGGCGGCGGCCGCGATCAGCCGCCCATCCGGTTCCGCGCCCCGCCGTCGGACGAGGGCGGCGACGGCGAGCCGGTCCGGATCGGCAAGACCACCGCCCAGTGGACCAAGGGCACGCTCGCCACCATCCGGATGTACGAGGAGGGATCGCCGCCGGGGGAGACCGCGACCTTCCCCGTGGAGGAAATCGAGGACTGCGTCAACAAGTTCGGCACCGTCGCGAGCAACAAGTGGGTGGCCCTCATGAAGGGCACGAACGGCTACTACTACCTCATCGCGGCGGAGTGCTGACGTGGACATCCTGGCGGCCATCGCATCCGACCCGTCGGTCCTGCCGCTGTGGCTCGTGCTCGTGTTCGCCGCCGGCATGTATCCGGTCGGGATGCTGTTCGGGTGTCAGGTGTGCTGCAACTACTGCCTCCAGTGTTGCCCGGACCGCCCCGAGCAGGTGGTGATCGACTTTCACCTGGAGGAGGCGGGCGAGCAGGTGGTCAAGGCGACGCCGTGGCGGATGTTCGACCAGACATTCGCGTTCGGCTACCACCGATTCGACCCGCTCGACGAGATAGCAGACACCGCAAACCACGACCCCTACGGCGAATACACGCCGGAGAACGTGTACGGCTACATGCCCACGTTCATCGCGACCGGCGATACGTCCGGCGCTCGCCGCATGCTGGGCGTCGAGCGATACTTCGTGGCGAATGAGACTCCGCCAGAATACGGCGACTACAGATTCCGGCCCGTTATCAACACCGTCGCCAGCGTGTCTATGGGCCCGGTGTTCACGACGAACACGCGATACGAGTTCGTGGAGGAATCGGTCAGTGTGTCATCGGTCCTGTCGGCGACGGCGGTCAGCGAGCCGGACCTCACATTTCAACTGACGCCAGACTCCGGCGGCTGTACCGGCTCGTTCGCCGGCGACCGTGGCAGCTACTCGACGGACATCACGCCCGAGGCTGACTACAAGGTGTTATGCCAAGGCGACGAGGGCACCGTCATATACGACATCACGGACGGGCGGCCTGACGGATGTAACAGGACTTGCGTTCCCGGCCTCACGCGAGTGATGAACCATCCGGCCAACTGCCGGCTCGGCATCCGCGGCGACGGAGGCGACGCTACATTTCCGCTGTCGGGCGCCGTTGCAGAGGAGAGTCGCCTCACGATCGCGGTGAACGTCCTTCGGCAGCGGCAGGAGTTCGTGCTGGGCGACCTGCCCTACACGCCGCCGATCTTCAACACCTGCTCGGACAACCTGACGGCGACGGCGACGACCTACTGGACATCCGCCCTGCCGGGGGCGTCCCGCATGCTGCCGGACGGCACCGGCGACGCGATGCAGGCATGGTGCCAGACGGTCCGCACCTACACGCTCGACACGACCGAGCAGGACTGCGCGCCGTTCGAGGACTGGTCGTACACGGACGTGACCACGGACAGCGACGGCGAGTACGAGGACGAGCTGGTGCGGCTCACGATCGCGAGCTGTTTCGGGTCGGGCTTCGCCGGTCGGGCCACGGAGCCGGCCGGGGTTCCGGGCGAAGACGATGGACCGATCACCGCTCTCGACATCCAGAACGCCGGCACCGGGTATGCCGTCCCCGGCCGCGTCGAGCCGACGATCATCGTGACCAGCGTCGCCGGCACCGGGGCCGATCTGTTGGTCACGATGACCGAAGGCGAGGACGAATGCGGCCGGCCGGTCTGGTCCATCGACTCGATCCAGATCGCGTCGGGCTCCGGGGACGACGGCGGCCAGGACTACATCGACGGCGAGAACCTGTCGATCACGGTCGAGGCCCCCGGGGTGGAGGTGACGCCGGCCGCCGGCACGGCCCGCACCGGACGCGAGGAGCCGGAGCTCGACATCTATTCGTATGGCACCGGCAGCAACGCGGAGATCACGTTCGACTACACCGAGGACGCTGGGCCGCCGAAGACCTATACGCCGGTCTCCGCGACCGTGGATTCCGTCGGCAGCGGCTACCAGTTCGGCGAGTATGTGGACCTCGTGCCGAAGACGGCGGCGGATCAGTCGGCGAACGAATACTACCTGGGATTCGCCCAGATTGAGACGCTCGTCTCCGAGCCGACCGTGAGCCTGTCGGGCGGGTCCGGCACCGGCGCCGATCTGCCGGTGACGCTGACGAGCAACGGCGGCTCCCCCGAGACCTGGGGTATCTCTGCCGTGACGATCCTCGACGGCGGGTCGGGCTACGTCGAGGGCGACATCCTGACGATCGAACGTGGCGAGGACGACGTGGAGCAGTCGGCCGCCACTGTGACCGTATCAGGCGTGGACGGAAGCGGGGCCATTACCGGCGTGACCATCGACGCGGCCGGCGAGTATTACTACGAGTCGGGCCACGTCTCGGCCGTGAACATCATCGACGGCGGCCAATACTACCGCTCGACCGGGATCCTGGAGAGCGTCGAGATCACGGAGCCCGGGTCGTTTTACCTCGAGGACGAAAACGAGCCGGCGATCGTGGCCGACATCACAGTGGAGGTCGAGCAGTTGTCGCCGTCGGCCGGGTCGGGCCTCCAGGTGTCGGCGGTCGTGGACGACGATGTCCACTCGGCCACGTTCGGCCAGATCACCGGGCTGACCATTGACGACGGCGGGTCGGACTACCTGGCCATCCAAGATGAACCGAGCGTTTGCCACGTCGGGGCACCGTATCGGCGGGCCTACACGACACGCATCCGGAACGCGTTCTCGTTCTCCGAGCTGATGTTCGAGACCGACAACTTCACCGGCGAACCGTCGGCCAAGCGGCGCCGCGGCTTCCTGTTCCGCCGCCGCTGCCCGGGCTACACCTACCAGATCAGCCTCCAGTCGGGGTCCTCCTGACATGCTGTGCCAGTTCAGTTTTCGCCCCGAGGACGGCCGGCACCGCGCGACGTGCGTCCACTGCGGCCGGACGGCCCTCGTCCGCAGCCGCCGCGTCTACGCCGCCTGCCGGGC